GCCTAAATCTTCATAACGTCTATCTGAAAATGATTGATCCTGTAATTGATTATTAGTCCCAAGCGCATCGAGGGCCATAGCATCTCGTACACTAGGATCCTCTGAAGTAAGATTGTTTCCAGTAAAGTAGTTTGTTCCTTGTTGGTATAAGCCTTTTGCTCGTTGTAATGCCTCATCGTACCATGCCATAATTATCCTCTTCTCCCATCGGGTTGTATATCTAATCTAAAAGTTCCTAGTTTCCAATTCTCTGCAGATGAAGTGTTTGCTATCTTAAGCGCGATTGATCTGGCTCTTACGCGAGTGTCAATCTTATCACTGGAAGATGTAATTGTAAAGCTCGTTGTAACAGCACTATCATTTGGATAATTTCTCGTAATGAGGCTTACTTGTGTATCACCGGTTTGAGTAATAAAGTCCGGTACAAACCTTCTTATTTTCATAATGTATTCACCATCTCCTCTTAGATCGGGCATGCCAATTACTTGTCCCTGAGCGCTTCTTCGTTGAGTAATATCAAAATCACCTGAAAGAATGTTTGCAACTACAGCCGTAATAGATCCCCCTGCATCCACTTGATCGGTCCCTGTTTCCTGTTCATAGTACTTAGTAGTACCATCTGTGTTGCCGGTAACATCAAACGATGCATGATCGCTAGCATCATAGTTACAGGCATGGGGCTTATCGAATACGGCTGAATCAGCCCAGGCAGTTCTGTCTAAAGTTCCCGTAGTCCAGATTGGGCGTTTATGCATTTTGGATTCTACATAACTATAAGTTACCACTCTGTCCACTACGTCCGATCCTGTACTACAATAGAACCATTGAATTTCTCCAAACAAATTATTTAATCCACAGTTAACTAGATCTTTAGGAACTGAATTGAGTCCATCATAAACAAAGTCTTCTACTAAACAAGGCATTGATTTTAATTGACCATCATACATAAAGAAACCATTCTCTGACATCCAATAAGATGTACCATCAACTTCTACGCATGCATTCTTTCCTAGAAGACCACAGTTAGTTCCTGCTTGTTCAAAGGAGAAAGTAAAAGGTTGTCCTACGAATCTCATTAGAAATAAAGAAGTATCGGTCCATACATAAATAGCATCTCTACCTCTCTTGGCTCCCATAATTACTGAGCCTGCTGCAAGTCTTTGTGAACCTGCGGTATTGGTCGCGGTAACGGTATAAGAATCAGCTTGGTTAATACTTTCTTGATTAGACCAACGAATAAACATATCGTCTTGTGTTCCACCGGAACCAATAGTTGTCTCGGTTCCAAAAAATACTAAGTGTCTATCTGGTGTTGAAACTAAGACACCCCGTGAAGCGGTTGGAGTATTGGCTATCCTCGTGGCTCTGGTAGAAGTAGATCCGGTTGCATCCCATTCAAAGCATGCGCCATTATAAATTAAGGCAATTAATTTTGTGCCATAGTTATCCAGAACCCATAAACCTGGATCAATTGTATAGTCTGCTGAAGAAGGATCACCCCATGCAACATAGTCGGTGATATTAGTAACCGTATCTCCTGCAGTATGAGAGGCTTTGCTTGTACCATTAACTTCTCTGGCCCCTCCACTAAGAATTCCTGTGCCTAGATCGTTAGCAGCAAAAGAAATATCTTCTGATCCAATTCTTATTTCTCCAGAAGTAGGAAAAGCAGATGAGTCGGTTAAAGGAATATCGGTTACAGTGTCGTTAATACTAGAAGCTAGAGTAGTCGTTGCTGGACCAGGAGAAGTTCCTGACCATGTTCCGGTTCCCCAACCATAACCCCCTAATTGTTTAGAAGGCCCTACTGAATAATAACACAGGACTGAAGCGGAACCACTGCCAGATAAAGGTGTCCCTGCTTCCTGAGTATCCATTGTAATTGTAAAGGTAAGAGAAGTAGGTACAGACGTTACCATAAATTTTTTATCTTCAAAACTAGCATCAGTATAAGTAGACCCTACTGCCGTGACCCCACTTACAGCATCAAATAGAACGATATCACCATCACTTAACCCATTAGTTCCTGATGATGTTACGGTGACAGTTTTTTCACTAGAAGTACTTGTAAAGGTACAACCGGTTAATGTAGTTCTGATAGGGTGTATGTCATAGAATATACCACCTGAATAAACATATAAAATTCTATTGGTTCCGATAGCTGCGTATTTAATTCCAGCATTATCATCCCAATGATGAAGAGCTCTGCCCGCACCAGTTAGTTTATCTGCTCCTAACTGTTGCCACCCTCCTATTTTTTCCGGAGTACCATATCTAAATCGAACGTTATCACCATCAAACCATTGCCCCTCGGCTCCAGTTTCTGTGACTTGTTTGTTGAATCCGGGTAAGAAACCTAATTTTTGTAGCATATAAAAACCTGTTTACCATGACTTATATCAGATCTAAGGGGAATTCAATACGTTAAAAGCAGGAGACGTCTGTGGTGGAGTTGTCTCCTGCAAGGGTATTTTATATATTATTTTTTAGGTAATGTAAAGGTCTTAAACCATGAAGGCAGACCTAAGAAAGGACGTCCATCGAACTTGTTTCCTTTAGCAGTTTTCTTTTTCGCATCATTATAATGTAAAAAAACTTGACCGCAGTCTTTACCAGGAAAAGCTTCACGCCAATGTTCCAGATCACATCCCGAATATATTAACATATCTCCTGGTTCTAACTCAACCTTGATACCTGCTTGACCTTTTTTACCTGTAGGATCTAGATAAAGAGGCCACGGATCTCCTCCTAAATTCAAGGTAGTAGAGACCTCACAGGAGAATCGGTCCGTATGTCTAGCTAAGACATCTCCTGTTTTATAAATTCTAGCATAGGCATAAGTTTCATTTAACTTATAACCTGTTTCTTTTTCCATCTTTGCTCTTAAATCTTCTAACAATGTTTCCATTGCTACATCTCCATAATGAGCATAGGTATTGGGAGCTTGTGGATCATTCCATATTCCCCAATAGTCTGTAAAGGGGGAGATATATTTTTGATCAAATAAAAAGCGAGCTACCCGTCTTTTCTTTAAAAAATAAGAGTAGACAAATGAAGCAAGCTCTTTTGATATCACTCCTCTTAATACTTTATATTTATTTTTTTTGAACATTTAATACTCCTTTTGGTATTGCCTGACAGTTCCAATGTATAAACCTAAAGGGTTCATAACCCATATCCACTATATACATATGAGGCATGTATGAGGGAAAAAATATCATTCTTCCAGGTTTTACTTCATAATTAACTTGAGAACTAGCATAAGTTATTTTAGACATGTCTTTTTGAGGCAGAAGATTCATAACGTTCCCTGCTCTAGGGTCTTCAAATATTGGTCTAGATGTTCTTTCACTAGCTTTTAAAAAATAAAATCCTGACATATGACCGTTCCAATGCGTGTGCAATGTATGATGACCACCACCTTTTTTAGCAAATTCTTGTACCCACATTTCTGTAATAAAGACTTGGTAGTTATCCAAATTAAAACCCATTTCACGTAATAAATTATTGGCTGTTGCACCTATGTAATTAGTTAATTGGCTAAAGTTAAGGTCCGCAAGTAAAGGAGTTGAATGAAATACATTACCCATATCCCCTTTATTCCCGAACTCTTTATTTCTTTTAGCTATATCTTTTTTTAAATTTTTCTTGGCTGCTTCAATATAAGGGTCTGAAGCCTTGTTTAAATCCTCAACAAATTGAGGGGCATCTGCAAACCATATAGGGCATTTAAAATAATCTTCTCTACTTAATTGTGTTGGAAAGGTTTGAGCACTTCCGCAAGATATTTTATCAAAATCTTTTTTAGTTTTTAATTTTTTTTTCATTTTTACCTTTCTTTCTATACCAACACGGAATAGTGTATCTATTATCTCCTCTTATTTCTGAGACGCCATGTTCATATTTTAAACCATCATATATTATCATGCGCCCTGTTTGAGGAACTACTCTAGTTCCATCTGCAAAATAAGTATGGCCTTCAACAAAACCTTCATTTAAATATAAAACTGAAGTAAGGCCTAAAGGGCTAGTTCTATATTTTCTATCATGATGCATGACATGATAAGATCCATGTACATGTTTTTTAAGTTCACTTTTTTCTATGGCAATATCTTTTCCATAATAAGTTTGAACTATTTTTTCTATTCTTTTTAATACCCTAGTTAAAAAAGAATCTTTTAGTTTGGTATCGTATATAGGATAAGCAGACGGTGAATTGATATCCATCCAATTAGAAGGAAACTTAGCTGCTTTATCTTTATTTTTATTAAACAACTTAATAAGGTCTTTGCTTTCTTTTTTATTTACTACTTTTTCAATAATCATAATCATTAGAAATAATTAAAATTTATATTCACTCTTCTTTTTTTATCTGTGCAAGGGCTACTGGAGTGAGGTTGACTAGGATCAAAAAAGACAACTCTATTGGCTTTAGGGATAATTTTTTCTTTTCCAATATAAGTGGCTCCATTGTTATCATTAATGTATAATAAGCATCCTTTATGTTTAAAAGAATAATCAGAATGAGAATCATTGATTCTTTTTTCAGGCTCCCTCAGATACTTATTGGCTTTAATTCTCATTATGCTGTTGCACTTTATTTTTACTAAAACTTTTCTCAATAAATGAAACCATTCACTGGTTATTCCTGGCTCTCTATAAAAAGTATGGGTAAAATAAAGATAAGTAGAGGGATCGGCTTCACTTGTAATAAAATCATTATAATACCAAGGAAAGTTATCTCCCATTAGAATATTATTGAGATTATTAAACTCATCTTTTTCTAAAAAATTATCTTCTATTTGAATGGCCATCCCAAATTCCATAATACTAAACTATATCTTGATCCTTTCGTAACCGGGCATACTCGATGCCATATAAATGAGGGAAATATTATCAAGGAGCCTTTAGGTAATATTTCTTTACACTTTCTAATATTTCTTTTTTTATCAGGATCTAAGTTTCTAAAATCAAATTCTAATTCCCCTCCTTTATAATCTACCCCTCCTTCAGATAAACTAACTGTTACTGATAATTTTCTAATTTTTCCATTTGTAGGATCTCCTTCTTGTCTCATATAGGGTCTATCCCAACTATCACAATGCCAGTCATAATATTGACCTTTATTATATTTAGTAAACTGGCAACTTTCGGAATAATCCCACTGAAAATTCCAACCCGCAGCCTCATTAGCTTTATGAACATAGGGTTGAACCTCTTTATAAATCCAACGCTCGTTTAACCAAACAATATCCGAATCTCTTTTCTTTTTTAAATCTTTAATTTGTTTTTGGTTTAATGTTTTAGGATCTCCATAGCCACCAGTAGTTGCTAACTGATTTTGTAATTGTTTTCCATAGCGAACCATCTCATCACAGATCCTAGAAGGAACTGCTGCTTGATAATACCAATAACAATTAAATAAGTTCATATGTCTTTATACATATGTTTTATCTTAGTTTAAAGATAGAGTAAAGAGAATTATGCGATTGTTAGAGTTCCATTCACTGTAAAAGTGGCTGTCTTAGTAGTTCCAGGAGTGCATGCCACTGTATTAGAAGGAGGTCCTACGGTTATTTGAGGTGCTTTGGCTGCAGGATATCTTAAATAAACAATTCCTGAACCACCACTACCTGAAGTACTACAATTAGGGCCTGATGTTTCACCATTACTTCCACCACCGCCACCTCTGTTTGTGGTTCCATTATTAGATGGTCCCGCAGAATTTGAACCTGTTCCTGGTACACCTGCTCCTCCAGTTCCGCAAGGAGATGCTCCTCCCGCTGTTCCTGGATTATAACCTCCTGATCCACCACCGCC